CCACTTGCCTTGGACATCGTCCGCGAGTTGGCCGACACCAGCAAAACTGGCGCACAAAAGCGCGAAGCCGCTGTCAAAAAACTCACCAGCGCGGCCCTGCGTAATGGCATTGATGCCTCTGAATCCTTGATTCGTTTTACGGTTGAATCCGCCGTTCAGCGGGTTAAAATCGACCAATGATCGCGACAACCAAAGACAAACTTCTGGCTTTTCTGGTTTCCAAGATGGGCGGGGTCATCACCCCGTTCATTGCCATGGGGATTGCCGCCGTGGTTAGCAAGCTGGCCATGATTGACCCCAAGCTGGCCGAGTCCGTAGACCAAGTGAGCCTTACGGGATTTGTCGTTGCTTTGATTCTCGCCATTGTTAACTACGTTACCAACGAAATCAACGTCAGGGGAGTCAAGAAGATCCAAGCCTTGGTCAATACCGATGAAGATGGGGTTGCTGGTCCCGTGACCTACACCGAGATTCGCAGGGCCATTGAAGTCAAAAAGCCCGCAACAAAGCGCAAGCGCAAGTGAAAAAGATCAACAATGAAACTCTCAAAGCAATATTTACCAAGGGGAACCAAGAAGATCGCAGACATTTCCTTGTCCGTTTATTCGGTTCCCTCCGCTTCACCGCAAAAATCACCAAGCGGGGCCATGATGGAAAAACAGGCGTCTCCGTTGGAGTCCGAGGTGGAGCGGATTTCTAGGAATTGGGATATTGGCAAACGGGTCTGTCGTTGTTATAATTGATGGGTGAGCAGTAACCCAGATGATTTGGCAGTTAATCCAGAAACTACTTGGGATAGAATCAGAAGGTGGCCAAGCGCCGTCCTTGCCGAGCTTGCCATCCGAATCCAAGGAGAACTCAAAGCCAGAGTTGCCCGTCGAAAAGAAGAGGGAAACCCCGAAACAGAAGACTCCCAAGGCTCTTGAGAACCTAGCCAAGATTGCCCTGTCCCAAGTGGGAGTCAAAGAAGTGGGGGGCAACAACAACGGTCCACAGGTGCGGAAGTATCAAGCCGCCACCAACCTCAAGCCCGCTTCTTGGCCATGGTGTGCCGCCCTGACTTCATGGGTAGTTCGCGAGTGGCTCAAAGACCCCGAAAATGTTGAGTGGTTGGGGCTCAAGGTAATGATCCCTGAGAAGTGGAGACCGAGGACAGCGGCGGCGTTTGGCTATATCTCTTGGGCTAAAGAAAGACCAGCTACGGCCAAGGTTCTTTCTAACAAGGCCAAGCCCCATGTTGGGGACTTTGTTATTTTTGACTTCTCTCATATCGGGATTGTGACCAAGGTCCTTCCCAACGGAAGGTTCCAATGTGTCGAGGGCAACACAAACGGCAGGGGGACGCGGGACAGCAAGTCTGGGGACGGGGTGTGGCTCAAAACACGGTCTGCCTCGCTAGTACGCAACTTTGTGCGAATCAACCCATCAACAGTCAAAAAATGAGCGAAGAAAAAAAGAAGAAAAAGGTTTACCGCAAGCCGCAATCCAAGACCTGTTTCTACTGTGGATCGGAAAAGATTGAACGGATTGATCATGGGGTAGTCCATATCCTCAGATGCAAAACCTGCGGAGAAACCCAAGACTAAAATGGCCGTCCATGACAAACGGCTACAAGAGGTGCTGGACAAGCTTTGCTCAGAACTTGTTGAATATTTTGACTCTGGCTTTGTGGTGGCTACATTTCAAGATGGCACCGAAACCAAGAACGCCTTTCTCAAATTTGGCAATGATTATGCTATTGAAGGTATTGTATCGAACATCCATGACATCCTCTATGGGCAAGACGAGGACGAAGACGATGACGACGACTTAGATGACGGAGACTTGAAGAAAGTTCTCAAAGACCTGTAAGCAATCCCGAAACCATAAACACAACCAAAACCACACCCAATGGCCAATGGCACACTATCCTTCAACCTGCCAGAAGAACAAGTCGAGTTTGAGATGGCTTGTAAGGCAGTCGATCTTCATAGCATCATTACCGATCTTAGCGATGAGCTTCGCAATCATCTCCGCTATGATTCTCATCCCAATTGGGACAGCACTACTGTTGAAGAAATTCGACAGCTTTTGTGGGAGATGGTCAACGAGCGAAATGTAAATTTTAGCTAATCTTATGAAAAAAATAGCGGTCCTTTCGGACTTCCACTGCGGCCACAAAGTTGGCCTAACCCCCAAGGGCTACCTCCCAGAACAACCCGTCAAAGAGCGGGCTGAATGGGTGACGGCTAACAGAGCCTACTACAACTGGTATGCCCTCCAGATTGCGCGTAATGGCCCCTACGACATCATTTTCCTCAACGGAGATCTGGTGGACGGGCGAGGTGCCAAAAGCGGCGGCACGGAGCTTATAACCACCGACATGGAGGAGCAGTGTGATATGGCCGTTAAGCTTATCCGCGAAATCCCGAAAGCAAAGAATTGCAAGATTGTTATCACAAGAGGCACTCCCTACCATACGGGAAATGAGGAGGATTGGGAAAACAACGTGGCCCAGCGGGTGGATGCCCGAATTGGAGAGCATGAATGGGTCAACGTTGAAGACGTTATTTTCGACCTCAAACACCACCCAGCAGGATCAAGCAACCTCCCCCATGGGCGGCATACAGCGGTGGCCAGAGACCGCATGTGGAACATCATGTGGGCCGAAAGGGAGCTACAGCCCAAGGCCGACATCTTCATCCGAAGCCATGTCCACTACCACAACTATGCGGGAGGCCCCGACTGGCTGGCCATGACCACCCCAGCCCTTCAGGGATTCGGGAGCCGCTACGGAGCCCGCCGATGCACGGGATTAGTGGACTTTGGATTCGTCATCTTTACCGTCAACAAAGGAACCTACACATGGCAACCCATCATAGCAAAACTAGCAGAACAAAAAGCCCCAATGCTCAAATTGTAGTCCCAGAGTGGGATAGCGTTTGGCGGTCGTTTCGTGAAAGCAACGGAACAACCACAATTGAGGCCATGAACGCTAAAGGATGGAAAACGGTTAAGCAGGCCGCTGAAGAAAGCGGATACGCCGAAAACTACATCAATGCCCTTGGCAATCGCGGAATAAAAATGGAACTACAAAAAGCCAAAGTTAAGTGCAGTAGTGGATGTGTTAGAACAATCAACTTTGTCAGGCCGAAAAGCAACTAACGAATTATTTCAAATTTTATTTTGGTTACGTTTACTCCATATACATCAAATATGTTGTAAGTTTTGCCAATTTTCTCAAAATAATTTATTCCAGATTTTCTTAGTTTCTTTTTTATTGCAATACAAAGATATTTTTTATCTTCTGGTATATGCAGTTTTCCGTCCATAAAATAAGGACGGGTAATGCCATAACGAATACTATGTCCCCTAATAAGGCGCTTTCGGAAAAGATCTTCGGTATTTGCAAAATCAATTCTAAAAACCGATTTCGGAAAATGTTTATTTGAATAAATATCCAAATCAGAATCTATTTCTGCGCCAAGCCAAAATAAATTATTAGAATTCTCTTCTTCGGCGTAAAAATTATAACCCCCACAACGAGAACCAACAATAATCATTGTTATTTTATTGGGGGATGCCACCAATCTATTGAAAGATTGGAAAATTCTGCTTCTGCGAAACCATCATAATCGAAGGTATACCATATAAAAAATGTATTCAAAGACCCAACAATTCCAAGGGGATTTTCTGGGATTTCCAATGTTCCAGATATGATTTGATATAGTGGCTCTCCTTCATCATCGACAAGATGTGAAAGATCTGGCGCTCCTCTTGATGTTACCAGCATTTCAAATGCGCTAGATCGTACTACAGAATCATAAAAAGCGGAGCTATGAAAATCTAGTGCATAAGCATCTATGCCAATGTCTATTGGATTTTCTATCAAGAATGGAGCAACTTGAAAGTATGCGCTTGGAGGATCAAAAACACCCTCTGCATCAGATTTAAATGCCCATTGAAAATTTTCCAAACATACTTTTTTGTTTGGTTCTTTTGACCACAAGCCATCCTCAACAGAATATGAGGTTGTTGTTAATTCTGAAGTAAACGGAAATGAAATTAAAAGTGTATTTTCGTAAATGCTTGGAGTTTCTGGGGTTGGCGGATTTGCTTCAAAAATTTCAATTCTGTAATCAATTGTGTAAGAAAATCCTTTTAATAGCCACCAAAATGGAAGCGTATTTCTTCCAGAAATTATAGATTCATTAATTTCAGGTGGATAGTAACCCGAAGATAGTGGTTGTGCTATACTTGGAACTGAATATTCTGTTACGCATTTAGGGAAAAAACCACTTAGATTGACGAAAGAATCATACGGATTCATAAATATCTTTCAAAACCGCCATATACCCTAAACCTTGCTGGCAATCCATCATAACAAACATCTGCTATGAATGATGGAAGATCTTGCGGCACTGACAATGGGATTCTTGACGAGCTTGGGGTTGTTTCTTGGCTTACAGTTGTTTCTACTGAAATTTCTGGCTGATTAGATTTTGCTTTTGAATCATTTTCCAGTGATTGTTGAACTTGGCTTATTTTTTGTTGGGCGATAGATTGAGCAAATTCTTCAAGGGCTTGAGCGGCAATGGCCGATTTTGTTCTTTCCGAAAGCCTTCCTCTTTTTTGGTCTCTTTTTATTTGAGACTCCAACCTTCGCGCCGCTCCCGAACCAATAGTTTCTCTAGTTTGTCCATACGGATCAGGGCTTCTTTGTGAGCCAAAATTTGGATCATTTAATTGTGACGCCATAATTAAGATTGAAATATTGATGCATCTACTGTTTCTGTAAATACTTTTGCATAGCCGAATTTATAGGGCTCCACACGATAATCAATAAGATATATTCCAGTTCTTGGAATGTTTGTCGGCGTAGTTGTTCCAAGATTGTAATTCACTTTTCCAACGGCATCTTCATCAAATGAAATAGTTGGAACCTCGGTTACGTTTCCCCTAATATTTACTGTCGCGCTAACAGAAGCTTTAACTTCTTGTTTTTCTTCTTTGTTAATATCCGAAAATGAACCATGAAGACACGGAGGAATTCTTACTGTAAAAATCTGATCTGTTGTTTCAATTCCCCTTGTCTGACCAAGTGATATAGAATTTGAAGAAGAGTTTTCACCCCAGTTTGAATTGAATGAAATATTTCTACCAAGATCAACCCTAAGTCTTTGTCCAGTTGCGGTTATAACATGCGATTTTGGTTTAAAGATGGGCCAAAGTTGAACAGATCCTCCAATTTTACTTATAATATTAGCTGTTGTGACTGGATATTTTAAGAAAAAGAAATAAGATTTTGTCGGAATATTTGAAGTATTTACCTCTTCCAAATCAATAACAAATATCGGAGTAACAGATCCCGTTGCCGTAGAGCTTGAATTGGAAGATCCAGAAACGGATCCAGTTTGTCCGTCACCAACTCCAGATGAACTAGACGAAGAATCAGAGTCTATTTCCGTCCTTTCCCATTCAACCTTGAAATTACGCAACACTGGGGGGACGCCCGTGATTGTTGAGCGAGACGGGAAAACGTATTTGATTGCATCTAATTTTTGTTCAAGTCCAATAGTGTCATACTCTTTAACAAGATGACGACCTCCACCGATTGGATCAACTTCGCATTTACCACTAGGAACTGTACTAGATATATATTCTTCAAAAGGAATTTGAGCATCAAGGGTATCGTCGTAATCAGCGCCTCTTAAAATTTCCGAAGGATTAATATTTTGCGACCTATTAATTGTCCGTATCTTAAAGTCTGAAATCCTTTGTTTCTGTTGGGATATAAATCCGCCAGAAAGCTCGACTGAAGTATTGTCTCCAGCTTCAACTATTGCCTGACTGCTAATCGGGCTGTTAACCAAAAACCTTTCGGGGACAGTAATGACAGCTTCAATAGTATTTGATTTTTCATCAAAAATCTCTGGAACCCTTACTTCAGTTTTGATCGTCCTGCCATCACCCAAAGCTTCGATAGATCCGTCCACCAAAAGTGCGTCAGGAATAATGACTTGCGGTGTGGCCGAAAGACGGAGCGTGCGGGTAGCCACCTGTCCTTGATTGGTGATAACTGTTTCAGTTAGGTCCGTCGAAGCACTGATGTCCCTAGTGGTGGATGAAATTCTTTTAACAAATTCTGTAACTTGCTGCTCGGATTTTCGGAATTCTCCAGTTCCCAAGTTGATGGCGGGATTGACGGCCCCCTCTATGCTCTCTTCCGTGGTGGTGTCTTGCTGCGCGGCTCGGAATTTTTCAGGGGTAAGGTCAACCTTGGTTTTGACTACAGATTTCCCAGTGAACACATTTGGCACTACAACTTCCGTCTTGACTGTGCGCCCGTCTCCCAAAGCCTCAACATTGGCATCCACCAAGGTTGCCGATGGGGTAAAGGTCTGGTCTCCCACTTGCAGTCGCAGGGTTCTGGTGCCTATCTGCCCCTCGTTGGTCAAGACTCGTTCAACCAAAACAACAGCCTCACTAATGGCTCGCGATGTTGTCGATACCCGTTTTACAAATTTGTTTACCTGTTGTTCGCTCTTGGCGAACTCTCCAGTTGCTAGGCTAATGTTTGAATCGGCAATACCAGCAACATTCTGTTCGGTGGTAAGGTCCTCTTGGGCGGCTTTGAATTTTTGCGGAGTAATGTCTTCGCGGATCTTGCGATAGGTTTCGGCTCCAAAAACTTCGGGAACCTCTGTCTTTGTAATGACATAGTTTCCATCACCCAATGCCTCAGACTCTATTGTCTTTGTTGCGGTTGGGCCTTCGTCGGTGTTGCCGAACTGCAAGGTCTCAGTAACTGTAACCTCCTGTCTTTCGTTGTTGGTCGCTTTGCCAGTAAGTGTTTGAGGTAGAACGGCTTGATCCCGCGAAGTAGAAGACACCCGCTTGATAAACTTATTACGCTGTTCTTCGCTCTTAGAGATCTCCCCCTCTTCAAGGGTTGGCGTAACGGCGATTCCTTCAACAATCTCTTGTGAGGACTGGATTGGGACTGCTACGCGGAACTTCTGGGGAATGGGGTCGGGGCGTTCAACAGAAAACGTGTTGGCTTTAAAAACTTCGGGGGTATCGACAGTCCGTTCGATTAGGGCTTCGGCGTCCTCGCGGTTAACCTCAACCGTTCTGGTTGCGGTTGGATTCGGAGGGATATATCCATTGGCCCCCTTGCGCTGGGTGGTAACCGTGACTAGCTGGCCGTCATTGTCCGTGGCCTTACCAATCAGTTGTGGGCCGTCCACCTTGTAGGTCTGGACAATCTTGACCGAAAGAAATTCGTTGTAGGGCTCGTAGCTGGTCTGGGTGATGACTCCGTTGATGTTCTCCAAAGAGCCAACCTCCTCTCCTGTGGGGACAAAAAGTTGGCGGCGTTCTTGGACGGGGCCGCGTGAGGCATCATAAAAATCCCGATCCTTAAAAGGAAAAAGGGAATTACCATCCTCGTCAGTGGCAACCGACCAAGACTCCTCCAGTTCGGTATAGACAATAGCCGATCCTTCTCGGGCTTCGTAGGTTACTCTTTTATCAGCAGCTAGACTTGCGACTTGCCCCTCATTTTTAACAGACCGCCTCCGCCCCTGAACAGGACCGAGGTCATCATCATAGCGGGTAAAGGGGACATAAGGAGAGGGGAGAATCTCCCAGACATGGCGGACACGTTGATCCCCAGAGATCGGCTGGGCTCCCGTAAATACATGGTTGGGATAGCGTTTATCGGGACAGGCCGAAAGATCCTTGGGAACCTGATAGCCCGCAACACGCGGATCTAAAACCAGATTAAGGATCGGAAAATCGCGGTCATTGGCCGAATAGCCAACGACATGAATTCTAGAGAGGGGTGGTTGCTCTGCCATTTCGGAGAACCTACTCTAAAAGACCTATCCTAGCAAGGTCATTTTCCCCTTGCAAGATTGAACGATTGTGGTAGGTTCGGGGTCTGAGGGTATATGTTGTCCCTCGTTTTCATGTGTGATAGTTCGCGGGGGGTAGGTTAGTGGTTTTTCCTGCCCCCCGCCTTTTTTAAAAATACTTTGAACGTTTGACAAAGCCGAGTGTCGGAGATAGAGAACAACAAAACCTATATGTCATTCCAAAAACCCAATCAAAACCGCGAAAAGACGCCCAGCCTTAACCACTCTGACCTAGTCAAGAACGGGCCGAAGCTGGTCACAATCAAATCAGTTCCCAAGGTCATTGTCCGCAAGGCCGATCAAAAGAAGTTCCATCTGGTGACCGTCGAAGTCGGCGGAGTAGACCACACTTATTTTATCCCAAACAAAGATATCGAAGACTCTTTTAAAGAGTATGTCGGTAAGACCGTAGTCTTGATTGCTTCGGGCAACGACAAGCAGGGAACTGCTACGATGGAGATCCAAGCCGCGATGGTCAAGGGCTCCACGTTGGTGAATGACACCCCTCGCGAGCCCCAGAAGCCCACGGGAGAGGCCGTCAAGAATCCCGAACCCAAAGACCGCGAAGTAAAGGTGTTCCTCTGTCAGGCGGCAAACCTGATGAGGCTGTGCGTCAAGAAGGCCAACGATATTGCTATTGAGCTAGACCTTCCGAATGAGCATCGTCAGGGCATAGCCACCTCGCTCTTCATCCAAGCAGACCGCTCTGGCCACACCTTCAAGATGCCCATCCAGCCCTACACTCCCGAAGATTTGGGCTATGGGGCAAGCAAGGCCGAGTCTCTCAAAACCCCGCAACCAGAGGAGGCTAATGACTAGCTATGGACGCGGCATCGAAGTTCTGCCACATGATCCGCTCACATTTCTTGTCCAGTCACGCACCAACCGAGAAGACTTCTACCTCGTTGACGTTGGAGAAACCCCAATTACCTGCACTTGTCCAAGCTATCAATTCCGCAAGGAGTGCTTCCACATCCGATACATCTGTAAACTCTTGGGCGTCAAAACGCCGAAGTCAAACAACAACCAACTAGAAAAAGCAGCATAATGAAAAACGGTAAAAAGAAAGTCTCAAAAGTGATGAAAGAATACGGCAAGGGCAAACTTAAAAGTAGCTCTGGTCT